ACAAGCGCACCGTGCTGCGCTCCGAAGCCTTCAAAGTCGATGGCGAAGACATGATGCGCCCGCTCGACGGCAGCGCCAGCGCAGGCAACATCATTCGATGCCGCTGCGTGATGACCTTCGACGTGACAGGAGAATAGACATGGACTCAATCAACACACGCGCAGCCGCCATCGAGCAGACCGACACGACGACGTGGTTCCGCGCATCGACTAACGACATCGACCGGCACGGCACGATCGTCGAGCCGCGTGGCATCGACACAGCAAACTACAGCGCCAACCCGGTCTTCATGTGGGGGCACGACGCATACGGCTCGGGCGGTGGACCGCCTGATCTTGAGAACGTCCTGGGTCGCGTGATCGACTACCGCAAAGACGACAGCGCCTTCGACATCGAAGTCGAGTGGGCCGAACACGACCGCGCTGTCATGGCTCGCGATCTCGTGCGCGCTGGGTTCTTGAGCGCTGTCAGCGTCGGCTTCATTCCAGATCCCGACTCGATGACGACCCGATCAATCGAAGGCAGCGAAGTGCCTGTGTACAACCGCACCGAGCTGGTCGAAGTCAGCCTTGTGCCGGTGCCATCTAACCCGAATGCGATTGCGCTTGCGCGCTCCATTCGGTTGCCAATCTTCTCGAAGCACGCTTCTCCGCATAACAGCGCAGACGCCGAAGCGTTCCGAGATGCGACACGGAGCCTGCTCGTTTGCGAAAGCGTGCGGCGCTCCATCCGATAGAAGGAGTCCAACATGGAACTCAATGAAGCGATTGACGAACTGCGCGGCGACATCCGCAAGTTCAATGACGAAGCGGTCGATCCGATCAAGGAACGACTCGCCAGCCTTGAAGAACGCGGCACTGCGCCCGCTGACGAGAAGGTCACCGAACTCGAATCCCGACTGGCCGAGCAGAACACGAAGCTCGACGAGATGGGCGAAAGCCTTCGCATGGCTCAGGTCAACGGAGGGCTGATTGCGCCGAAGGTCGAAACGAAGAGCGACCCGTTCAAGGGCATGTTCTTCAACGACATCGACGCCGTGCGCCACGAGCTTCTGAACGGTGAAAGCCGCGCAGTCAATCTCGCGGCGATCTCGGGTGCGGGCAAGCTCACGGACGAGACTGCGATGGCGTTCCTTGATTACGTTGTTGGCGATCAGCCGACGCTTGGCGTGATCGAGCGGCGCACGATGAACTCGCCCACTGCACGACTCGACCGCATTGGCGTTGCCACTCGGCAGATGGTTGCCGGTGTCGAGAACACTGACGTGGCCGACACGAACGCGATCAGCTTCACGGCTCGATCGTTGACGGTCACCGAAGGCGTCTGGGCCGAAGACATCTCGATGAGCTTTCTCGAAGACAACATTGCTGGCGGAAGTGCCGAACAGCAAATCGCAAACGTATGCGCGAAGGCTATCGGCGAAGAGCTGAACGATCTGGCCTGGAACGGTGACGGATCGACCGGCACATTCCTTTCGATCAACACCGGCTTTGAAGTTCTGGCTTTCGGTGATACCAACGTCGTTGATCTCGATCAAACGGCGAACACGACTGCGCTGACTGCACTCAACGCACTCTACAAGGGTATGCCTTCGCAGTACCGGACGATCGGAGATCAGCGCATCTTCTGTTCACCCGGCTTTGCGACCGTGTACATGGAAGAGTTGGGAAGCCGAGCAACTGGGCTCGGTGACGCAACCATCGTCGGCGGGTCTTCGGGCCTTGCTTACTTCGGCATCCCGATCACGGTTGATCGACATCTCGACGCGGACAAGATCTACATGACGCCCGCATCGAATCTCGTCGTCGGCTTCCACCGTGACGTGACGCAGGAAATGGAATGGAATCCGCGCAAGCGTCAGATCGAGCTGACCTTCTCCATGCGGTTCGACTTCCAGCACAAGTTCGGCGGCGTGATCTCACGCGGTCACACTCTCGACGCAGGTCTGGAATAGTCACGAATGGTTGAGACGACAAAACAACGCTGCCGCTGCTGCCAAGTTGATCGTGCGCATCGCGATCATGGCTGCGCTTGCTCGTCGTCTGGTTGTCGCTCCGTCAAGGCTTTGGGTGGTTCCTTCCTTGACGGAGCGTCAGCCGCCATCGGCTTTCCGCTCACACGCACGGCGCTCGATCGACATGAGGTGAAGACACGATGAGCCTAGTCACCACTTCAGAACTTGCCACGCACATGCGTCAGGCAACAGCGCCCGCAGGCGCGCAATCATTGATCGACACGGCTGAAGACCTGGTTGCCGCGTTCCTTGAAATACAGTCGCCCGCAAGCGGACGACATCCGCTTGCTGAACACACGGTCATCGAGCGCATAACACCCGGCATCGACCGCACCACGCTCGAAGTCAGCGGTGGACCGATCAACTCCGTGCAGTCGATCTACACAGTCAGCGGCACGACGATCACGCCGATCGGCTTCAACCCATTCGCAAACGGGTGGACGCTTGGCACGCGCAGCTCGACAGGCTCGATCTACGAATTCCAACGCGGCGTCGAATACGTTGTCGAGTACCGCACGGGCTGGGCAACCGGCACGCGATCGTTGTACGACTTCGCAAACGAGACATACCAGACGCCTGAGAACTTCGACCTGCTCGGCTGGACTGCGTTTTCAACCGGCACTTTGGCACAAGGCAGCGCGACCCGAATGCGCTGGACACAAACCGGACGCAGCGAGTTCATCGTGTCGCCCACGATCTCGATTGCCGGGTCTGCCTATCCGTTCATTTCGCTGCGCTTCGGCTTGCAGAACACGCCGACGCTATCCGATTGGGAGATCCGCGTTGATTGGCAAGCGTCAGGCGGCACTGCGTTATACGTCGAAGATCGCTCCATTATGTTCAACCCGCCGTACCGCGTGACCGATGCCGCTGCTGATCCGCTTTCGATCATCCAGCTCGACATGACCGGCGACCGCGAAGGCAAACCGTTTGAAGAGATCCAAGGGCTCGTGCAACCGATCCAGCCGGTGCATCGTTGGATCGACGACACGGTGACGAAGTTCCGCGTGAAACTGCGCTCGACAATTCCAGATGCGACTTCGATTGCAGCCGAGACGTTGCCCGTGATCGACATCGACTGGATCGCACTATCAGACGGCAACAGCGTTGTCACGCAGAACATCAAGCGCGCGATCTTGGTCACTGCGGCTTCGCTGTCGTCATCGCAGCCGGGTGTCGTGTCGCAACGGATCGGAGACTACGCCGTGGCCTTCGAGCCGAGCGAAGCGAAGTCAATTCTGCCAAGCACTGCTCGACGCATCCTGAACCCGTACCGGAGACCGAGCTGGTGAGCGACATCATCGCAGTTCTCAACCGCATCGCGGACCTTCGCAGACCCGTCGCTGATTATGACGACATGGGCGGCGTGCAGTACACGCTGACGACATACAGCACATCGAACCCGTGCCGCATCTCGTCTTCGGTGCCTTCCGAAATCACGACAGGCCCGACGCAATACGCCGAAGCCACCGCGATGGTTTACATCCTGCCTGGGCTTGACGTTAAACGTGACGATCTAGTGGTTCACGGCTTGACGATTTACGAAGTGCTAGGCGTTCGCGAGCCCAGCGTGGATAACCATCACACCGCTCTGATCTGCAAGGTGCAAACCGATGGCGCGTGAAACCACAGTCAAGACCGAATGGAACGGCAAAGAGCTGATGATCGGAGCCATGAAAAAGATGGAGACGAACGCCGAGCGCGTGGGCATGATGCTCGACGGCGCTGTCGTTCGTTCGATCTCGACGGGTCAGCCGGTCAAGCGTGTCGGCAACAGGCTCGTCGGCTTGGACCCGTCAAAGGCAAATAAGCCACCGCACGTCTTGCACGGTCTGCTTCGCAACTCGATCAGTCACCGAGTTCAAATCAAGAGCGGCTCGATCAATGTCTTCGTCGGCGCGAACACGCCATACGCCCGCGCGCTTGAGTATGGGAACCCGAAGAGCAATCTGCGAGCTCGCCCGTACCTGCGACCGGCGATTGCGAAGAACCGAGACAAGGCGTTGAAGCGTCTCGTCAAAGGCGTTTTCTCGAAGAAAGGTGCTGCGAAGTGATTGACCTAACGCGCGCGCTGATTCGATTGCTGCGAGAAGATCCGACGCTGGCTGCACAGCTCGGCACCTTTCGCGGTCACGCTGCTGTGTTCGGCGTGTCGCCCGTGCCCGAGCCTACGACGCCGCCATTCATCGTCACGCAGTCGATCAGCGACGAGACGCTAGGC